CAGATGCTCTTATTGGAACTGCTACACAAGCAATTACAGACGGAACAGCAACAGTTGTAGATTCATGGGCAGTAGCAACTTATTCATCTGCAAAATATATTGTACAAATGAAAAAGGGCAATGATATTGAAGTTCTAGAAGTTCTTGTAACAGTTGATGGAAACAACAACGTTTACCTAACAGAGTATGCTGATGTAATTAGCAATGCACAACTTGGAACAACAGACGCAGACTACTCAGGTGGAAACGTTCGTTTGAAAGTTACAGCATCAGACACAACAACAGTAAAGGTTCACAAAACGCTTATTGAAGCGTAATGTGGACTGAAGGGATAGTGATCTTCAGTGGCAACTACTACTAAAAACTTTAAGGTAACAAGAGGTTTAACGGTTGCTGCTGAAGGTATCACCTTTTCGGATGGTACAACATTAACAACGGCTGATGGTATTGGTGGTGGATCATCACTTACTGTTGATAGCACATTTCCAGGTAGTCCAACAAATGGTGCACTACATCTAGACACTATTTCAAATAGAATTTACTACTATTATGGATCACAATGGTATGCAATTGCAAACCACGATGATACATTAAATGTTACAGAGCACACACACAATACTCAAGGTTTTCTTGGAGACACATATTTATATAGTGGAAATGGTGTAACTCTTCCAGCAGTGCTAGACTCATGGTCTCCACTTGACGGAGGAACACCATCTTCAACTTATGATGTTACTATTGATGGTGGCACTGCAGCATGACATATTTTGGTATAATAGAACTAAGCAAAGGATATTAAATGGCAACTAGAATTCAAGTTAGACGTGGTTCAACCGCAGACTGGGCTAGTGCAAATCCAATTCTTGCAGTTGGAGAAATTGCTTATAACACTACTCTTGACCAAGTAAAAATTGGTGACGGAACAACAAACTTTGCATCGCTTGAATATTTTCCAACACTTAGTGATGCTCAAACATTTACAAATAAAACATTAACTACTCCAAATATTAATGGAGATGGAGTTGTATTTGAAGGTGCAACAGCCGATGCCTATGAGACAACTTTAAGCGTAACTGATCCTACAGCAGACAGAGCAATAGTTTTACCTAACGTTTCTGGAAATGTTATTACTACAGGAAACCTTTCTGAAATCACATCAACTGGAACACTAACATCTTTAACAATTAGCGGAAACCTTACAGTTAATGGAACTACAACAACTATTAACTCAACAACACTTTCTGTTGATGATAAAAATATTGAACTTGGAAGCGTTGATACTCCAACAGATACCACAGCAGATGGTGGAGGTCTAACACTTAAGGGTACTACAGATAAAACCTTTAATTGGTTAAACGCATCAAGTGCTTGGACATCTTCAGAGCATCTTGCCCTTGCTGCTGGAAAAACACTTATTTTTGAAGGCACAACAGACGATGCTTTTGAAACAACGCTTACAGTTACAGATCCTACAGCAGATAGAACATTAACACTTCCAGATGCTACAACTACTCTTGTTGGACACGATACAACTCAGACTCTTACAAACAAAACACTTACTAGTCCAGTTATTGACGGAAGTGGCGTTATTTTTGAAGGAGCAACTGCAGATTCTTATGAGACCATACTTACAGTAACAGATCCTACCGCTGACCGCACAATCACATTGCCAAACCTAAGCGGTACAGTAATGGTTAACTCAGACTTTACTGCTAAAGGACATATCCTTGTAGGAACTGGAGCAGGAACTTTTGTTTCACTTGCACCAGGAAATGCTGGACAAAGTTTAATTATTGATAGCGGAGAAGCATCTGGTATGCGATGGGCAACATCATCTTCGGGTGGAGCAGCATTTAGCGAGTTCATGCTTGCAGGAGCATAAACAACTTTAATAAAACAAAAGTACTTAACATCAACTATACATTTATAGTTGGTGTTTTGTGCTTATTACAACTTTTTTATTTGTAAAATTTGTGCTACAATAAGACAGTACTTTGCAAATCATAAAGTACTTAATTATTTTTATTTGAGAGGTCGTTAAATTCTATGTCTGACAGTGTTTTTTCTTTTCGTTTATCAGAAGATTTTGTAACAAAATATACAACAGTTCCCGCTCCATTCGGATTTTCTGATGCAGGGTCTAACTCACTTGGAGAAATTACGTTTATTCGTACATATTCTCGGATGAAGGAAGACGGAACTAAAGAACGCTGGCATGAAGTTTGTCGCCGTGTAATTGAGGGTATGTATTCAGTTCAAAAGAATCATGCTAAAGATAATCGCCTACCCTGGAATGATAATAAGGCTCAGAAGTCTGCTCAGGAAGCCTTCCAAAGAATGTTTGAATTAAAATGGACACCGCCAGGTCGTGGTCTATGGGCATTTGGTACCCCTATGACTATGGAGAAGCGTAACTCTGCATCCCTTCAAAATTGTGCGATGGTTTCAACTCGTGACATTGATCGTAATGATCCAGGTGCTCTATTTGCTTGGGTTATGGATGCATTAATGTTGGGCATAGGTGTAGGGTTTGATACTATTGGAAATGAAAAAAATCTACCTATCTATGCACCTACTGAACCATCAATTACTTATGAAATTCCAGATACTCGTGAAGGATGGGTTGAATCTGTAAGATATCTCCTAAACTCATTTTTACGTCAAAATCAGTCTATTCAAGAATTTGACTATAGCCTAATACGTCCATTAGGTGCCCCAATTAAGGGCTTTGGAGGCGTTGCAAGCGGTCCGCAGCCACTTATGGACCTCCATACACGTATTCGTAAAGTTATTGGCTCTAGAGCAGGAGAAACTCTTGACTCTCGTGCAATTGTAGATATTGTAAATCTTATTGGAACATGTGTTGTTTCTGGAAATGTACGTCGTTCCGCTACCCTTGCTCTTGGAGCACCAGGGGATGAAACATTTATTAATCTTAAAAATCCAGAGGTATTTCCAGAACGTAATTCATACGACCCAGAAAAACCAGGATGGGCATGGATGTCTAATAACTCTATTGCAGCAGAGGTAGGAACAAAGTATGAAGACTATGTTGATTTAATTGCAGATAATGGAGAGCCAGGTTTTATTTGGCTGGATGTTGCTCGTAACTATGGTCGTCTTGCAGATGCTCCAGACTACAAAGATTCTAGAATTATGGGATTCAATCCTTGTGCAGAACAACCACTTGAGTCTTACGAACTATGTACTCTTGTAGAAGTTCACTTAAATCGTCATGAATCCAAAGAAGACTTTCTTAAAACATTAAAGTTTGCATATCTTTATGGAAAAACTGTAACACTTATGCCAACACACTGGCAACAAACAAACGGTATTATGCAACGCAATCGCCGTATTGGAACATCTCTTACAGGTATTGCTGCTTTTGCTGATGAGCATGGGCTTCCAGTTATTCGTGAATGGATGGACGAAGGATATAATACAATTCGTAAATATGATCATTCATATTCAGAATGGCTTTGTGTTCGTGAATCAGTTCGTGTAACTACTGTTAAGCCATCAGGCTCTGTGTCACTTCTTTCTGGTGCAACTCCTGGAGTTCACTGGGGACCTGGAGGAGAGTTTTATCTTCGTGCTATTCGTTTTGGTAATACAGATCCAATGCTTCATTTATTTAAAGCAGCAGGGTATAAAATTGAAGATGATTTAGTATCAGCAAATACATCAGTAGTTTATTTCCCAGTTGCATCAGGACATAAGCGTTCTGAAAAACAAGTAAGCCTATTTGAAAAAATTGGTTTGGCTGCAACTGCTCAAAAATACTGGTCAGATAATGGTGTTTCTGTTACACTATCATTTGATAAAGAAAATGAAAAGAAGTTTGTTGCTCCCGCTCTTAATATGTACGAGGGACAGTTAAAAGCAGTATCTTTTTTACCAATGGGAGATAAGGTTTATCCACAACAGCCATACTCAGAAATCACACGAGAAGAGTACAACTCTTATGTGGGAACAATTGGTAAAATTGATTGGTCTGCTATTTATGATGGAGTTGAAAATCTTGAAGCACAGGGTGAAGCGTATTGCTCAACTGATGCTTGTGAGATTAAACTTTATTAAATAATATGAAAACAGCATATAAAGGTTTAGAATACACAGAAGAGTTATTTCTTCAAAAAAAGAAGTCTAGTACCTTAAATAGTGTCTTTCAGTTATTGCTAAACCTTGGTGTACTTTATATAGCCAGCAAACTATATGTTGACATTTGGCGTTTTTTGACTGGACACTGAAAGATTTATATAAATTAACCTCTACCCTGCTATAATAGTGGAATAGGAGAAAAATGTCTAATCCATCAAATTTATATGCAGAGAAGATTTATTCTGAGCACCCATTAGTTCTCTGGGCATTAGATGATCAACTTGATTACATCTCTTTGATTACAGAAAATCAACGGAATATAAACAGTGGATGGACTATAACCAATGGTACAACTTCATCTGGATCATCTATTAGTGGAGAACCATTTCCTGACAGTGTAACAACCATACTAACTGGAAATTTATCAGCAAATCCAACAATGGACATTTCTGCAATTAGTCCAACAATTATCAATATAAATACACTTAATAATGACCTAGAAACATTTTCTATAGGCACATACTTTTACTCAAACAGTATTTATTTAAGAAATGTTTCAATTGGATATGAATATACGGATCCAAGCACAATGCAAGTTGTTCAAAACTTAAAAACATTTTCAACAATTTTTAATAATAGATGGTCATATATATCTGAAACATTTGAAAAACCAAACGTAAATGCTAATTTAAGAATAGTGCTAGTTGTTGGAATTATTGAAGGTGCATCAAATACATCAGAAAATCAATTTTATTTTAATGGACTATCTCTTGGTCAATGGTCAGAAGAGTTTCAGGTAAACTCACTTGGACTAAATACAATAACAGTTCCAGCAGAAATTAGCCAGTATGGTGGATTAGATGCTATTGAAGCACAAGCATATGGTATTGCTGAAGATAGCGCTTACTATATTGCAGAGTCAAAACTTTACGCTATTAACTCTGGTATACCGCTTGTATATGGTGCATCTGGAGTTACAGTTTTAAAACCATATAGCGATGCATCACTTATTCTTCCTGGAAAAGGATTTTTAAATCAAAAAGGACAACACAACGATTACACTGTAGAATTTTGGGCAAGAATAAATGCCAATACATCAGCACCATTTAGAATATTTGGGCCAATTGCTTCTGAAGATGGTTTGTATGTTGAGGGTGGATTTATAACACTAGTTATTGGAGATCAGTTTGCATCTCACTTTGTTGGTGAGTGGTATAGACCAATGCTTATTCATATTCGTTTAATTAGAAACTCAGCCTCACTTTTAATAAATGGCGAAGAAGTTTTGTCCTTAACTATTGATACATCAAGTCTTGTGCTTCCAACAGAACTATCTGAAGAATCTGGAGATGTCGGTAATAATCAAGACTGGGTAGGATTTTATTCATCTGCAGATATATCACCATTTGAAGTTGACTGTGTTGCTATTTATTCATATCAGGTTCCAGTTACACTAGCAAAACGCAGGTGGGTATATGGACAAGGAGTTATCTCTCCAGAAGGAATTAACTCAGCCTATGGTGGAACCACTGCTTTTATTGATTATCCATTCTCAAATTATGCTGTAAATTATAACTACCCAGATTTTGCACAATGGCAGCAAGGTACTTTTGATAACTTAATAACTACCGCCACTACGTTAAGAACCCCTGAATATTCTTTACCAGAAATATTTACAGGAAGCAAAACCCTAGAAGAACTATATTCAGACAACCAAGACTTACAAACTATTGACTCAGGGCCATTCTTAGATAACAAGTTTATACGTTTAAGACCAAATGCTAGTTGGAATTCAACAAACTCATATATTAACTTTTCAAGACTAAATATTCTTGCCGATCAAATGCATACAGTTTATGGTGTATTTTCAATAATAAATAATACAGAAGACAATACAATATTATTTAAGGTAGTTAACTCATTAAGTGGTAACTATTTTGAAGTAAAGACATTAGACGCAGATATAGTATATACATTATTTTATAACGGAGTAGAAGAAGAAATATACGTTGAAGAAAATGGAATACCAGACGCTACATTATTTGCTGCTGGCTTTCAAATCCATTCACTGGTAAATACATATGGTGGCAACCTTGCTGCATTTTTTGGAAATCAAAATGGACTAAACCTGTATGTTGGCGGAGATGGAACAAGCAATGTGTTTAGTGGAAGAATTTATTCCGTTGGACTTTCAACAGCAATAAATGCTTCATATATTGAAAATCATTTTGCAGACAATGGAGTTGCAATAGCATCAGATGGTCAAGAACTTCTTGATCACACAGCAAGTTATACGCTTTTGCCAACAGAGTCTTACGGTAAATATTTCTTAGATATTGGTGTTGCTTCGTATTGGCAAGACTATCTACCACTTTCTTATTTTGCAAAATATGTAACTGATGAGTCTGGCAACAAGCATTATGACTTAGACTTTTTGCAATTTAATATTGGATACCCATCACCTGCAGAACTTACAGAGGATTCTAGTGGAGAATATTATCATGATACAACTAACTCAGAAATTAAGAGTTATGCAACATTTCAGTATGTAATAGATGGAGCCAACTCTGTTGAAGAGTATGCAGATGTAGTAAAGCCAAACCAGTACAACATTATTGATCTCAATGATCACACTGATTGGGAAACCACAAAGTTTGAAATTCTAAACAATACAATTATATATCCAAAACAAAATATTGACTTTAACTCATTAGCAATTGTTTATAATTTAGAGATTAAAAGTCGTGGAATTTTAACAAAGCCAATCCTACTAAATAAACTTCAGTTTGCATCGCAAGTTTTAAATAGCAACTCATCAAATCCAGTTGGAACAAGATTTGGAGTAGATCTATTTCCATACAAGAAGAGTGGAATCTATTATGATTATAAAACTAAAAATCCATTTAGCATTTATAAAGAAAGTACGCCATACCTATATCTAACAAAAAATTCAGGTATAGAAATAAGAGGAGAACAAAATAATCTAATTAATCGTGGTATCTCTTTCCCTATAAATAGTCAACTTGCTTCAAACTATAAGGTCAGTGCAGCCCAACTATGGTTTAGATATGATAAAGACTTTTTTCCAGCAGATCCAGTTGAACTATTTGAAATAAATCATAAACAGGGAACTGTCAAGGTTTACATAGTAGCCAACAGCGATTCTGGAAATAGAGGAAGAATCTTTGCATTAAATGCATCTGGCACTCCATATGAAGGTATAGCCTTTTATTTAAATGGTTCAATAGTTAGAGAGCCAATTGCAAATATTAAGGAGTGGTCAGTTATTGGTATATCTTTTGCGGTATCCCTATTATTTGACTCATACCTTGGAAATATTAATCTTACAGGTCCAGCAGTATTTAATAATATTGCATACTATCAAGCAAATAGCATTAGCGAAGTTCAGAGCAGTGCACAGCGACCATGGCTTAAGGTTCTGACAGACACAGTTACGACATTCCAGTGGCAATTCTGGTTAAATAGTTATACATGGGATGGTGTGCTTAATCTAGGACAGACAGACTTTTATTTTGTTAATCCATCAGATATTTATAAGACCTATACTGGAACTAATAAGATTATTGTTGATGATGCCCAGGGAATATCGTATGCACCAGAATTAATCAAGGTATATACAGAGACAGAATGGTCAACAAGTATCTCAACACCAGTATAATCTGCTATACTTATGGCTATGGAATCTTTAATTAACCCAAAAACTGGTAAGCCTTATGTAAAGAATGTACGACGTAAAGTTATTGAGAAGCACTATGACTGGGGACTTTATGTCTACAAAAAATCAAATGGCAAATGGTTTACAGACGATGAAGGATCAATTTTAAATATACCTGCAGACAGAGGAGATCTTTCAAAGATTTCTGAACTAAGAAGTGCTGCAATATCCTATGGAGATGATGGTGAAGGCAAAGCGGTATTTGTTCCAGGGCTTCATAGAATTAGTGAAGAAGAGTACTCAGAACAAAAAGAAAGACTTAATGCTGGATTAATTCCTTCAATGAACGATTTGGGTGCTTGGCATGCAGCACAACAAACATTAGACAAACATGGAAGAGACTCATACGAAAATGGCTGATCAAGAATACGTACGTGCAGGATTAAATACGCAAGAACGTGATGAAAATATTTTTAAGTCTCAAGACCCATTTAATAAGTCTTGGGAAAATTTAAAAGATTATGCTGGTCTTGATCAAAACTTTCGTCGTAGAACAACACGCAATATGTCAAAGTATGTTAACCCAGAAGGCAACGAAGCATATTTAAATGCTGCAAACGTAACTCCTTCAGGTGTTGATTCTGGATCAAAACAAATTAATCCTGGCACCGTATATCGTAATGGTTATGGTTTGTTTGACGTAATTACACCACCATATAATATGTATGAGTTGGCCAACTTCTATGACACATCTTTTGCTAATCATGCTGCAATTGATGCCAAAGTAGAAAATGTTGTTGGTCTTGGATACCGTTTTGATGTAACAGATAGAACTATGCTACGTTTTGAAAATAACGATGACCAAGCAGCCGTTGATCGTGCACGTCGTCGTATTGAAAGAATGAAAATTGAATTACGTGACTGGCTAGAGAACCTTAATGATGATGACAGTTTTACTAAAACAATGGAAAAGGTTTATACAGATCTTCAGGCAACTGGAAATGGATTTATTGAAGTAGGAAGAACAACAGCAGGAGAGATTGGATATGTTGGTCATATTCCAGCAACGACTGTTCGTGTTCGTCGCCTTCGTGACGGATTTGTTCAAATCATTGGACAGAAGGTAGTTTACTTTAGAAACTTTAGCGCAAAGAATCCAAATCCAATGGGAACAGACCCAAGACCAAATGAGATTATTCATCTTAAAGAATACTCACCATTAAATACGTTTTATGGAATTCCAGACATTATTGCAGCAATGCCATCTTTAGTTGGAGACCAACTTGCATCTCAGTATAATATTGACTACTTTGAAAATAAGGCTGTTCCAAGATATGTTGTAACTCTTAAAGGAGCAAAACTTTCAGGGGATGCCGAAGACAAGATGTTTAGATTCCTTCAGACTGGACTAAAGGCTCAATCACACAGAACCCTCTACATACCACTTCCTGGTGATACTGATACCAACAAAGTTGAGTTTAAGATGGAGCCAATTGAAAATGGTATCCAAGATGGATCATTTAAAGAGTATCGTAAGCAGAATCGTGATGACATTTTAATTGCTCATCAGGTTCCAATGTCCAAACTTGGTGGTGCAGACTCTGGCGGTATTGCAGCAGCATTATCTCAGGATCGTACATTTAAAGAGCAGGTATCTCGTCCAGCACAAAAGCACCTAGAAAAGATTGTAAACAAGATCATTAAAGAAAAGACAGATATTCTTGAGTTAAAGTTCAACGAACTAACACTTACAGATGAAATTGCTCAGTCTCAAATTCTTGAAAGATATGTGAAAACACAAGTAATGACTCCAAATGAGGCTCGTGAAAAACTTGATTTACCACAAAGAGCAGATGGAGATGAACCATTTATTATGTCTCCAAGACAAGCAACTGATGCTAGAGCAAATTTAGCAGGTACACGACAAAGAGATGCAGAACGAACAAATAATAATTCTGATTCAACAACAACAGTTTCTGGACGAAATCCACAAGGAGAAGGAAGAGCATCTCAATAGATGAGAAAACCTTATAAACAAATGCTATAATAGGAAGGCTATGTTAATAAATAAGGCTCATTGGGTAACTGAAGGTGACAATGTTCGCCTCTCAATGCCCATCGGAAAAGTAGATGTTGAACGCCGTATGGTGTCAGGTTTTGCAACGCTTGATAACGTTGATCGCCAAGGGGATATTGTAACAACAGAATCTAGCGTAGATGCATTTAAAAACTTTCGTGGCAATCTTCGTGAAATGCACCAACCATCAGCAGTTGGAAAGATTGTTTCATTTAAAGAAGACAAATATTTTGATCCAAATGATAAAAAGTTTTATAGCGGAGTTTATGTATCTGCATACGTTTCAAAGGGTGCACAGGATGCATGGGAAAAGGTTTTAGACGGAACATATACTGGTTTTTCAATCGGTGGAAATATTAAGTCATGGGATGATGCCTATGATGAAAAAATGGATAAGTCAATCCGTGTAATTAAAAATTATGAACTACATGAACTTTCTCTTGTTGATAATCCAGCAAATCAGTTTGCAAACATTGTATCTATTGAAAAAGTAAATGGCCAAAACGTTGTTGATGGATATTTATCAAAAACAGAGATTGAAAATGTTTTCTGGGATTCAGAAAGCGGTATTGTTATGGTATCAGATTCTGATTCAGCAGTAAGTCCAACTAACGGCAATAAGATGCAAAATATAGGTTTTATAGAAAAAAATGATAAAGAAAATACTGAAATGATAAAATTCTTAGTTGATAGTGCTAAAGGCATTAGTACAATTAAGATTACTAAGGAGGTAAATCCAATGACAGAATCAACAGAAACAGCCGTAGACGCTGTAGTTGAAAATGCAGAGGTTGCTCCAGAGGTACAACCAGCAGATGTTGTTGAAACACCTGTAGTTGCTGAAGAAGTTGCAGTTGCTGAAGAAGCACCTGTTGCAGAAGCAGTTGACGGTGGTGCAGATTCTCCTGTTGCAGAAGCAGCAGTAGAAGTAGAGAAATCAGAAACAACAGTAGATGCTGTTTCAGAAGTTAAAGAAGAAGTTGCTAAAGCAGTTTCAGAAATTAATGCTTCTCTAACTAATGCCTTTGGCGATCTTGCTGCAACTATTAAGTCTCTTAATGAGCAGGTAGCAGCAGTAACAAAGTCTCTTGATACAGTAACATCTGATGTTAACAATATTAAGAGTAACTTTAACGAGTTTGGCAAGCGAGTAGATCTTGTAGAACAAGACACCGCTTTCCGCAAGTCTGGCGATCTAGGCGAGATCGTACAGGAATCACCACAAGTGGTTCAAAAATCCCTATGGGGCGGTCGTTTCCTCACAAATACCGACCTATTTAACTAAGGT